ACTGTAGTTCCAGCACCTACCTCTTTGGATGCGTAGAGATATCCATCATAGGTATTAAAAGCTAATTCCCCAAGAGGAACATTAGCTGGTGTAGGTCTTTTATTCTGAGTGGAAGACCTTTTTAACTTTATTTGTGGATTTGACATTCAATTACTGCATTGGTGGTATATACCATAGTAGTAAGTATTTACTTACTAATGAGTATTTAGAAGGAACCACCATCCTTTACTTCATCACTTTTAACAGTCGATTGTGATTTTCTTCCTGATGTTCTATTAGATTGTTTTTTAGTTATATTTTTTATCTGTTCTTCCCTTTCACTGATATGAACATTTAAAACATCAATTTGTTTTGAGAGTTCTTGATTAATATTAACTAACTCATCAACCTTGGCTTTATAAGCTTCAACCAAATCAATTAAATGTTGTTGTTTAGCATCAGAAGAAATTGATTGATTAAAAAGATCAAGTGCTTTCTTTTGATATGCAGTGAGCAAATATTTTGATTCATCCATGATTATTAAAATGATCCAGCATCAATCAGAACATTTTGGAGAACTCTATCAGAACCACTTGTTGTAATGATTGCAGAGGCAATACCAACAGAATCACTGATATAAAGTTCTTTAGCTTCAATTGATGCCCACTGAGCATCAGGAACAGTAATAACACCTGAGGATTCAGTAACAGAAGCACCAAAGGCAAATCTTGCGGTTGAATCATCCCAGAATACAGCAGCCTTCTTAGCAGCGGTATCATAGTAGTTAAGTAAAATACCAATATCTTTGTTGGTATCACTACTCAGTTCACCACCATCAACAACCTGAAGTTCAATAAGGGTATCTTCTACAGTTAACTGAGTTGTATTAATTTCAGTTGTTGTTCCATTTACAAATAGATCACCAGAAACACTTAATGAGTTAGCAACTGAAACCGCACCAGTAGAATCGGTGATTGTGATTGCTGCCGTGCCATCTCTTGCTTGAATAGCACCAGTTTCAATAGTTGGAACATCCAGTTCAGTTGCGATGTTGACTGTGTCAGGAAGACCAACGGTTATTGTCTGTCCAGATACACTTGTGTTGACTTCGTTTGCTGTACCAGAAACTGTCAGAGTCTGAGAAGTGGCAACAGAGCCAGAACCAGAATCAGCACCCAATGTGGTTGTCAGGTCAACCGCGTCAACATAAGCCTTGATAGACTGTTGAGTAGCCAGTGCTGTGTTTGAATCAGATGAAAGGTTATCTTCATCAAGAATAGTTGTGATGCCAACTAGAACACCATCTGCTCCTTGTGATGCTGATCCTATTTGAAGTTTGGAAACATTAGCAGTTGCGATACCAGCGATTCCAGAATCAGAATCAATAACCAGTGCTTTTGAAGCAACAGCTGTTCCTGCAGTTGAACCATCAAGGAAATTCAGCTCAGTTGCGGTGGATGTAACATTTGTACCACCAATGTCCAAAGTGGTAACTGAAATTTCACCACTAACAGTTACCAGGTTAGAAGAAGGATTATAAGTAATCCCTGCGTCAGTTCTAAGAGATTCCTGAGTGGGATTAGTGTTGTTGTCAACAACAAAAGTTAAGAAGTGAGCTGAATCAGCATCTGTTGAACCAACAGAAATTGTGGTTGCCTGAGCTCCACCACCACCAACAGAATCAAGTTGTGTCTCCAGATCTTGAAGTGCTACCTTGATAGTGACGTTATCACCAATGGTTGAACCAGTGAAGGTTCCAAGATTAGTGGAATCAGAACCAACACCAGTAAGTGTAACAAGGTTATCTACATTGTCAGAAAGACCACTGAATGAAGTTCCTTCTACAATAACATTAGATGTGAATGTTGCAACACCAGTGATGCTGTTTCCATTCAGATCCAAGTTACCACCCAACTGGGGAGTGCTGTCATCTATAAGGTTTTGAAGGACTGGTGCAAATCCAAGACTAATCTCAAAGTCGTTATTAGAAGAAGATGAAGAAGTAATCTTCATAAAACCAGAGGTTGCACCTGCTGGCATCGTGTAAGTTGTGATACCTGAAAGTGAGTCAGGTGCCTTTAGTTGAATAAAATCTGAACCATTATCGGTTCCTTCATACAGATTGATACCACCACCAGAAGTAGATCCTTCCAAACTGAAGAAATCATTACCACCAATGAGTTTGTTACCATCATGAGAACCCACATATAGTTGATAACTATCTGTAGTAAAACCGGGTTCTCCTACGCCCAAAGATGGTAGATTAGCCTGTAAACCTCTTTTCAGCTTAAGTGTTGGTGCTGACATCACACTCTATTCTTACAATTTTCCCTTTACTATTTAGAATGAACCATAATCTAGAGTATCATCATCACTACCATCAGCTCTATCAAGAATTTCAAATGGGGTTGTGAACTCAAAGTCTGTTCCATTAAAGATAAGAACATCATTAGTAGAAATTCCAGTAGTATTAACATCATCCAACAAGGAAAGAGAAGTTCTTCCAGCACCTATATTACCCTGAGATGTTGCAATAAAACGACCATCCGATGCACTATAAACAATTACATCACCATCATTTACATTATCAGAAATTATCTGCCTCAAACTTCCAAGAATATCAGTTCCAATAAATTTACCAGAATTTGAATCAAATACAACTGAATTTCCGTTAGTTGTTGTTGCATCAACATCATCTAAATCTGTAAATGTGGTTACTCCCCCTCCAACACCACCAACCCATTTTCCTACAGAAGAATCATACTTGAGGAACCTATTATTAACTTTTGCAGTATTTCTATCAACATCATCAAGAAACTCAAGTCTAACTTCACCACCACCACCTTGTGCACTAGAAGTTCTAACAGTTTCATATACCATTTTACGAAGCTGTTCCATCTCTCGCTTCAATCTTGAGATTTCAGTTTCAGATTCGTTAATTTTCTCTTCCTCTGGAATTAATTTATCCAGAATTTCCATAGATTTTTCAATATTTTCATTTATTTCTCCATCTTCCTTCTTCAAAGGCTCAGGTTCAATAATGTTTATTGATTCTATCTCTGTTGGAACGTAATCATCTTTCCAATTCTTTGTATCAACCTCTTCTTTTTGAGTTTTTACCCACTCATCTGGAATTATTCCATGTTTTTTCTTAAATTCGTTGTGTAATTTACGAGGAGTAATATCAAAATCAACGCAAATACCTTTCATCAATCTATCAATTGAATTATAAGAGGTATTTTTTAAATTTAAAAGTTCTTTTTCAAGCACTTTTACTGCTTTTTTTGCAGATTTTTCAACTTTTGGGTTCTCTGTAAACAAGAATGTTTCAAAAACCTTTGCTTGAGCAAGAATTTCCTTTTTTTCTTGTAATTTTTTCTCTTCTTTTTCTTTAAATTTCTTTTTTTCTTTACTTAAAGATGCAAAAAGATCTGAAAGGGATACCTCCCCAATTATTTCTTTCTTTTCTTCTTCCTTTTTCTTCTTTCCTTCGCCAATAAGACTGAAGAAATCTCCTAAATTATCCATATGCAGAGATCTTCAACGTAAACTATTTATCAGGAGTGTTATTCTTCAAAAGTTTCTGAAGTTCAGCTGTTGAACCAACAAAAAGAGCATTATTTACAGTTGTTGATGTTTTGCTTTCCTTTGTTTCGTCAAGATCCTTGAGTTTTTGTTGAAGATTAAGGAGTTTATCTGATGCATCAGCAACATTCTTAATAAGTTGACCAGCAACTTCATAAGCTCTTGGTGTTTCTGTTTCTTGAGCTAATTCAAGAATACCATTGATAGCTTCTTGACCCTTTTCGATGATTGAATAAAGATTCCCTCTGGTATACTCATAGTCCTTTTTTATATCTTCAGCCTGAGATCTTATTTTTTCAATTTTTTTCTCAGATTCAAAGTTTTTTTCTGTTGGAACTACTTCTGTTGGAGTTACATCAAATGTTTCATCGAGCTTTTCAAATTTTTTACTCATAACTTTAGAATACATTTCCATTGAAACCAAAATCATCACCAATTTCAACTAATGCATCATCAGATGTGTTAATCTTACTGATGGGAGCACCCTTAACGTGATTTTGAAGAGTTGAACCATCAATAGATCTATTAACTGAAATTTTATTACCTGACAGGTTAATAATTTTCATTGCTTCATTGCCAATATAGATGCGATCATATTTGGAGAATACAGACCCATCAACAACATCAATTATTGTCTCAATCATATCTACATCTTCATTGAGAAGTGTAGCTGTATCGCCATTGTAATCCTTGAGAGCTTTTGGTGTAACTTGATATGTAAGATCTCTTTGAGCTTTTCCACCCTGTGAACCAGCAATATAACCAACAGAAACCTTCTTGATGATATCGTCTGAGATATCCCCAGAAACAGGACCAAAGACGTATGTTTTAGCGGTGAATGTTAAAGTGTAAATAAGAGCTCTTCTGGTATCAAAGTTTCCTTCATAATCATCAGTCATCTGAATATTATCCAACACAATTGGTACATCTCTTT